TACTTTGGAAAGGAAATGTTTTCAATCCAACAGGGGTATCCACAGCAAATAGAGAGATAATAAAAGCCCTATTAAAGAAAGGGGTAAAAATTCAAACTACAGATACTTGGAATTCTTTTTATGAATTTAATAAAGGTTTGGATATTTTAAATCAACCACTTGATGCAAAAAAAATAGATTATACAATTTTTTCTGACTACCCACAATATTGGAGGGGGGGCTATGGAAAAATGGTTGGGCATTTTTTACACGAAGGAACAAAATTATTCCCTGGATGGGCTGATTTAATAAATAGAATCCCCAAAATAATTGTCCCATCTCAAGCAACAAAAAATTTATTTAGGATTAATGGGATTTTAGGGGACATTAAAATTGTCCCTTATGGAGTTAATGAATTATATTCACCTCTCGAGGCAACTTCGTCGGACAAGACGTTCACATTTTTATATGTGAACTCTTGGACAGGAAATGAAAATGATAGGAAGGGTTGTGACTTGTTGATTAAAGCATTTGATGAAGAATTTAAAAATGAGGATGTTGAGTTACTACTAAAAGTTTCAACATTTTGGGATAAAAAACCAGTAGAGTTTTATATTAAAGCTATAGAAAATGTTCTTGGTCATACAAATGAAAAGATAAAAATCAATGCCGAATATTTACCCGAAGAAGAATTGGCAGAGTATTATAGAACAGCAGATTGTTTTGTCATGCCTACAAGAGCTGAAAGTTTTGGTTTGACAGCAATAAATGCTATGGCAAGTGGTTTGCCTTTAATAATAACAAAGGATAATAATTCAGGATATATGGATTTTTGTAGGGGGAAGGATAGTGTTCTTTGGATTGATTCAAAAGGAATGGAACAAGCAGATTTAAGGTTTTTTTGTCAAGGGAATTTGCAACCAGTTCCTGATATTGAAAGTTTAAAAAAGCAGATGCGTTTTGCATATGAAAACAGAGAAGATTTAAAAAAGAAGGCAGTTAAAAACTCAAAAGAAATAAGAGAAAATTGGTCTTGGGATAATACAGCTGAAAAATTAATTGGGGTGTTAAATGAAGATAATAATTGAAATAAATTCAAATTCGGATAAGGAAAGAATAATTAAATATCTTAGGGATTGGTTATTAGATAATTTTAGAAATGGCCGGGAGGCAATAATAGAAGTTGTCAATTAAAGAGTTTACCTATTCACAATTTTATAGGAATAAAGTGTTTAAACATTTTCCAAAATGGTGTTCGAGGTGTTTTAATGTTGCACAATTGCAAGTACACCATAAAGATGGAAATAGAAAGAATAATAAATTAGATAACCTTCAAATATTATGTAAGAGATGTCATATGGAAGTTCATGGGATGGGGGAGCCAAGAAAATATATGCAACAAAAAGGAAATCCAAAATTTATGAAAGGAACAAGGAGAATAAAAAAATGAAAATAATGAGTATGGGTGACAACCCACAAACATCAACAGGTTATGGTCAAATATGGGAACATTTACTTAGGCGTTGGACAAAACTAAAACCTGATTGGAAATTTATGCATGTTGGTTGGCAGAATAGAGATAGAGAACATGAAACAAAAGATGGATATTATATGCTTCCAATTAATAGACAAGAGTATGGTTATGATGTTGTGACAGCTCATTTATTGAGGCAAAACCCTGACATTTTTTTAACTATGGCGGATATAGGTCTAAACGCTGGTTATATAGATGGTGTAGCAGAGGCAAGAAAACAAGGATGGAATGGGAGATGGTTTGCTATCTGTCTGGTTGATACAGAGACTTGGGAGCATGTATTTTGGAGTAAAATACTTGAAAGCCCAGATAAAATTATATGTGGAGCTAAAAATGGTGAGATTTTATATAATAAGTATGGGGTTAATAATTTTGTAACAATTCCTATGGGTGTTGATTCCGAAGTTTTTAAACCATTAGAAAAGGAAGAGAGAGATAAATTAAGGAAAAATTATCGATTTGATGATAAATTTGTTGTTGGTTTTATAGGAAAGAATCAGAGAAGAAAAACAATCCCAAATTTAATTAAAGGTTTTAGTAGATTTTCAAAAGGAAAAAATGATGTTAGGCTTCTTTTACATACAGACTATAGTGGTCAAAATGGTTGGGATGTAGGATGTCTAATTGCTAAATATGAAAATGAAATAGACAAGGATTTAAATAACCCACCAAAAGTAATTTTTACAAATGAAAAATTAGATGTGATAAAAAGGCAATATATTAATTCAGATACAATAAATAAAATATACAATTTAATGGACGTTTATTGCCAAGCTGTTGGTGGGGAGGGTTTTGGACTTCCTGTCTTGGAAGCTCAAAGTTCTGGTGTTCCTGCTATGATGACAAATTATTCTGCTGCTATAGAGGTTGTAAGTGAAAATGATTTATTTATTCCTGTGTTAAAGGATGTTCATGGAAGATATGTTTGTGAAGTTGGAGCAAATGGGGTGGAGAATGCAATCCCAGATGATGTAGCATTAGCAGAAATATTAGAAAAGCTATATCAAGAATGGAAAGATGGGAAAATTGATGAAAGAAAAAAAAGAGCGAGAGAATTTGCATTAAAGTACAATTGGGATGATATAGCTAAAAAATGGGTAGATTTATTTGAGAAGGAGGGTTAATTGGCTCTTAGATTAAAGAAAGAATGTGATGGTTGTAAAAGAATGATTAGAACACTTTACGAATCGGGAAACAAATATCTTTGTTATAGATGCTACAGAAAACACTTAAAAAATAAATGGGAAATAAAAAATGAGGACGATAAACGAAATACTAAAAAATACAAAGTACAATCCAAATCAAATTGAATATTTTCTTACAGAATGTTATGCTGATTATATATTTTTTGCTGAACATGTTCTTGGTTTTGATATAGCAGATTATCATAAAGAGTGGGCAGAAATGTTTGAGGTTTTTAATCGTGTATGTTTAATCGCTTTTCGTGGTTCTGGAAAAACAGCTTTTGTTTGCGGATATTTTATTTGGCTTTCTTTATTTAGAGAGGGCTTAAATTTCTTAATAACCTCTTATACTTTTGAACAAAGTAAAATAGTTCTCAAATTAATAAGAAAAATGATTTCGGATAATGAAATGTTAAGGAATTACATGCCAATAGGAAAAGAAAGCTCTTGGAAAGCTACAGAATTAACTACAACAACTGGTTGCACCTTTTATTGTAGAACTTATGGGGAATCTGTTAGGGGTTTAAGAATTGATTATTTATTTCCCGACGAAATAGGAAAATACGAAGATAAATCAGTTTTTTGGACCGCACTTAGCCCGGTTGTTCAGTTAAATATGGGGAGAATTATTGCAGCGGGAACGCCTGTTTCCAATGTTGATTTATTAACAGAATTAAAAGAAAATGAAGAGTATATGGTTAAGGAATATCCCTCCGAATTAAATGGGAAACCTCTTTGGACACAGAAATATACTCTGTTGGATTATGATACAGCAACCCAAAGAAGTTTAAAAAAAGTTAGAAAAGAAATAGGGGAATTATCTTATACACAAGAATATTTATTAATCCCTATAAGTTCTGCTAATAGTTTATTTCCTTATGATTTGTGTAGTAAAGCTTTATCAAATGATAAATTTTTGCCTTTTGGAAGACAAAAAGAACAATATTATCTTGGTTATGATGTAGCAATCAGTTTAAAAGGGGATTATACGGTTATGACTGTTTTAGGGGTTAATGCCGATAGAAAGAAGATAGCAAAAGCCATTAGATTTAGAGATTCTTTTGAAGAACAAAAAAGAAGAATAAGAATATTGATGTCTGATTTTAACATTAAGAGAGGTGTAGTTGATGCTCATGGAATAGGTGAACAACAAGCAAAAGAAATTTCAATGGAATTTCCACAAATTCTTCCAACAAAATTTACCTATGAAGCAAAGTATTCGATGTTAATGGATTTAAGAAATGAATTTGATAATTATAGGATAGTTATCCCAAACAATAAGGAAGATGTAAATGCTTATTCTTTTGCAGAGGTTTTATTAAAAGAATTAAATGAATGTACTATGAAAGTTGATTTAAGGGTTGGTCAAACAGTAAGACCAAAATTTTCTTCTGGAAAACACGACGACACTGTCATGTCTTTGGCAATGGCAAATAAAGCAAGTCAAGAATTGTACGGAGAAGTGAGTATTAGAGGAATAGAATATTAAAATATTTTAATTGTCATATACCCAGATGCTGAATTTAAAGAACCTTCCCTAAATCTTAAAAGAATTGTTTTATAAAAGTTTTCCACTAATTTGCTTTTATTTATTTTCTTTTTTTTACAAAAATTAGACATCTCCTTTTTTATTTCCTTATCTATTTTTACAGTTTCCATTAAACAATTTGGATAATCATATTTGCCTATTTTCATATCATTTATAATATTCTATACTATTTAAATTTTATGTAAATAATTCAAAATCTATAAAAACAAAAAAATACATTAATTTTATGGAAAAATCTATGAAAAATGCAAAAAATAAAGAAAAAATAGAAAAGGCAAGTTCTATTCGTGGTTTAGAATATGAATACACCCCACATGCAACAAAATTAGGATTGGATAAAAGTCTCTTTACAAAAGAAGTTTCTGTTAATATAGAAACCCTTTATAGGGTAGTAAAAAGTAGTCCAGAAATTTCTGCGTGTGCAACAGCAATAGTCGAAGACATTTTATCAGATGGGTGGAGATATGTGGGTTCAAAGAACGCCATAAAAAATGCAAAAAAATTTCAATTAATTAGTCAATTATATAAAAATCTTGCTAATGCCATTCTTGATTTAATTTTTACTGGAGATGCCTATATACTCAAATTATCTGTTGATGAAGATAAAATAAAAAGTATTTGTTCAATCGTTTCACAAAAAATAGCTAAATCCTTTAATGTAAAAGTAGATAAAGATATGGTTTACGAATTAGTGGAACAAGATTCAAAAATGCCAAAAGCTTTGCAATTATTAAAAAGTTCTACTATGAAAATAAACTATGATGAGACTGGAAAAATTCTCTCCTTCCAACAAGAGGTTCAAGGTAAAACAAGAATATTCAAACCCAAAGATATAATTCATTTAAGCCTTTTTAACATTGGGGGACAACCATATGGATTTACACCTTTAGAAACAGCATTATCAGATATGGCAACTTTAATATTCGCTAAAGAGTTTGCTGGAAAGTATTTTGAAAATGATGGGATTCCATATTTTATTTTTCATATGCCGGATTCAACACCAGACGATAGAAATTATCAAAATTTGGTAAAGGAATTAAAAGAATTAAAAAAGAATGCAAACAAATATCGTTCTATGGTAGTTACAGGAAACGTAACTGCTGAACAAGTTAATAAATTTAATAAAGATATGGAATTTTCAAAATTAATTCAACATTTTACCCAAATTGTTTTAATGTTTATGGGGGTTCCAGCTCATAGGGTTAATTTGACAATAGATGTTAGACAAGTTGGGGGTGCAGTAAACAGGGCATACGAAGGGTATTATAGAAAGTTAAGTTACATGCAAAAAGTAATAGAAAATTCTTTGAATGTAGAATTATTCGACCCTTTTCATGTTGAGATGAAATTTAATAGAATTTATAAAATAGATGAGATGAGGGAAGCACAAATAGTTCAAATATTAACACAAGCAAATTTAGTTACCGTAGAAGAAGCAAGGGAGATGATGGGTCTTGAACCGGAAAAGCCAAAAGGGACAGAACCAATTTCCACAGCACCAACATATGGGAAAACGGAGACGGATACAAGTAGGCCCAAAGAAAATGAAAACCAAGAACCAAAAGATAAAGTTGATAATAGATTAAAAAACATAAATAAAAACTTAAACGAATTTGAAGTTGATTATATTTCATTTATAACAATAGTTGAAAATAAGGTTGGGATTGGAGCATTTGATAAGGCTAATATACTCTACATGGAAACAATGGAACAATTTGTTTTGTATTTCTCTGATGGGAATTGGGGATATAAAACCAAAATAAATAAAAAGGACATTGATGTAGAGAAATTTAAGTTGGAAAAACTTAGAAACGCAATTAAATTGAGGTAACAAAGATATGACAACAAAAGACAAATGTGGGTTGAAGGGTAAGTTCAATATAGCATGTCTTAGAGATAACCAAGTTATCGATGAGAGAGAAGTAAGTAATACCATAATGAATGCTGGTCTTGCAGAGGTTACTGGACTTATGCTTACTGATGTTGGTGGAACTGCCTTTGATTACTTGGCTGTGGGAACAAGTGCAACAGCACCAAATGCAACACAAACAGCTCTAATAGCCCAAGTTTATAGGGTTGCCGGAACTGGAAGTCAGCAAACAACTACCGTATCAAATGACACGGCAAGATTGACTACAAGTATTGCAATAACAGCAAGTAATACCATTCAAGAAGCTGGTATCTTTAATAGTTCAAGTGCAGGAGACATGTTAGCAAGAACTACTTTTAGTGGAATCAGCGTAAGCAATGGTGATACTTTGAACATAGGTTATTCTATCACATTAAGTTAATTTTTTTAATTTTTTATTTATTTATTTAGTTGGAACTTTGAATTAATGATAATTTAATTTACATAAATTAATAAAAATATATTTAAAGAAGAAAAATACTTCTTATGATAGAGGATAATAAAAATGCCAGAGAAATTAGATGAAATTCACTCTGCAATTGTAAGAAAATTAAGTGGAAAGATAAATCCAAGAACAAAAAAAACTTACACAGAAAGTGAAATGTGGGCAATAGCAAGAGAACAATATAGCAAAGCTAATAAGAATTCTGATATGTTTTTCGTAAAAGCTCCTTTAACTAAATTTTGGGAGGAGGATGTTGATATTGAAAAATCTGGTTCAAAAATAGAAAAATCAAAACAAAGATTTCTTGAAGTAACAGTTTCCGGACTTAAAGAGGATGGGGATAATGAGATGATGAGCCAAGAAGCAATAACAGATATGATTAATCAATTTAAAAGTGGGACTATTGGTTTCTTCCCAGACCACGGATTTCACGAACAAACAGGAGAGAGAAATGTTTATTCTTGGAAACAGATGATGGGTGTATGGGTTGATGCAAGACAGGAAGGGGATAATTTAATTGCTGTTGTTAGATTAAATAAAAGTCACCCAGATTCTGAATTATTTTGGAATTATATAAACGAGGGAATGCCAATTGGGTTTTCTATTGGTGGAAGACCATTGGAAGAACCAAAATATTTAGAGGTTGAATAATGGAAAAAAAGAGAGTTAAAGTTTGGGGAAAGTTAAGATTATATGAAGCAAGTGCTGTTGGAATTCCAAGTTACCCTGACGCAAAATATGTATCATTTTCACTTATTAAAGCATTAACAAATGCTGGGTTCAGAAATGAACTTGAAGAAATGGGTGAAACACAATTAAATTTGGAGGAGAAAGAAGAGACAATGGAAACAGGCCAAATAGAATCTCAAAAATCCATTTCGACTGAAGAAGTAGAAGAAGAATCTACGGAAGAGGTTGAAGAGGAAGAAGAGGAACCTAAAACTGAAAAGCAACCAGATACAAACGATTTAATTGCGAAAGCGATTAAAGATGGTATCAAAGAAGCTTTAAAGGAACTCGAAACAGAGAGGGGTTTGGTTGATAAAGGCAAATCTCTTAAAGAGAAGAGTTTGGGTGAATTGGCTATGGATATGGGTCTCTTTGTGCAAAAGTAAGATGCCAAGCATAACAAAAGCTTTGAATGAAGCAACAAACAGTGAAGGTGGTTATCTTGTTCCTGATGAGTTCAGTAATCGTTTACTTGCCTTAATACAGCAAAAAACAATTACATTGAATGATTTGGATATTAGACAAATGTCATCAGATGTCCAATATATCCCAAAGGTTACAAGTGGAACTACTGCTTACTGGATAAGTGAAACATCTGCTATCACAGAGAGCAATACGGGTTACGGAAGAATTACTCTGACAGCAAAGAAAATTGCATCTCTTGTAAATGCTTCTTCGGAAGTATTAGAAGACAACAACGTTGATTTAGCAAATCATTTAGTGGACCAAATGGCTACTGATTTGTCTATCGGAATTGACGGAGCTGTTTATACAGGAAGTTGTAATACAGCAAGTAATACAGGAAGTTCTGACCCTTGGACTGGTTTACTCCACACAAGCAGTTATACAAACGCTGTTAGTGTTGCGGGAACAGCAAATCAGACAGGAGCATATGGAACAGGTTCTGCAGTTACTCCTGGAAGTATTACCTTAAATGCAATTGCTACAGCAGTTACAGAAGTTGTTAAAGACAATCACGAACAACCAGATGTTTCTTATTGGAATCCAAGAACAATCGGTTCATTGATGAAATTAACTGATAGTTCAAGTAGACCAGTATTGAATATGGAAACATTCGGTAGTCCTCTTTTGAGAGAGGGAGTGATAGGTGCAATTTATGGAACAAATGTGAAACAAAGTTCACAAGTCCCAATAAATTTAGCTTACGGAACTTCTGCTACAAACCTTGCATGTTCTGATGCGTTGGTTGGTAAGAGTAAAATGTTCGGAATCATGGGTCAAAGACGTGGATTTATCTGGAAAACAGACTATAGTATCACACAAGATTACTACATCTGGCAGACAACCGCAAGAATGGCTTTCGCTGTGAAGTATCCAAACGCTTACTGCCTAATTAGGGGTATAACAAACTAAATTTTTTTTAATCTTGATGTTATTTTTTTGCAAGATTTTTTTTTAATAGCCGAAGGTATAAAGTCTCGAAGAGAACATGACTTACTGTAGTTCACACGAGGTTTGGAAGAACCTTGGAAAAGATGCATACACAAAAGTAAGAAGTGAGATAGTTGGAACAGCAAGTTCTACATCCTCAACAACTTACGATTTAGACCACGATAATGTAATTTCTAATTCTGAAACTATTTACATAGATGGGTCTTCTGATACTACTGCAACATTAAATTATGATGATGGAAAGGTCACAATAGCTGCATCAAGTGGGAGTGTAATTAGTGCCGATTATGATTATTCCGATGTCCCAGATTCTATTGTGAATCAAATGATTAGTTCAAGTGACGCTATGGTAGAAAATGTCACTGGAAGAACATTTAACAGTTCTTCTACAACTGAATATTTAACTGTTGAAGAAGACCAAAAAACATTTTTTCTTAGATATTACCCAATAATTTCATTAGATTCTGTTGAGAGAAATAAAAGTAGTTTAACAACAAATCCTGATTGGGAAACATTAACCCCCGGAATTGGGAATGATTATCTAACAGGTTCGGCAGATAATGAAATTGGAAGAATTAGATTTATTGATAGTTTTCCATATATTGGCGAAGATAGATTAAAAGTTACTTATTCTTATGGTTATTCTTCTACGCCACCACTCGTAAAAGAATTAAGTATTTTATTAACATTAAGACAATTAGCAAATAGTTCTGTATATAAATCAATGGTCAAAGGTTATGATGCCTTCACACCAGTGAGAACAACAGAAATAGAAAAAAGAATTGAGGAACTCAAAAAAATATTAAGAAAACAAAACGTAAGTTTAATTTAATCTCCGAAGGGGAAAAATGGCAATAACAAATGAAAATTTATATAGTGAAAGTTACACAGAAATAAGTAATTTCTTAAATAGTATTCCATCTTTGGACCCAAAAAATAGATATAAAACAAATATTATTCATGCAAGTATGCCCAACATTAACTCAAAGGGATTTTCTGGGTATCCATTTATTGTTCTTTTAATTAATTCTTTTGAAGAAGAACCCTCTTTTGATGGGCAAATTTCCGATAAAATATTTAGAGCGGAAATAAATATCTATGCAGAAGACCCAAGTAATTTAGATAATATTTCCGACAAAGTTGCAAGATATTTTAAAAATGAATCTTACTTAACTCAATTTGAGGGAAAGGAATTAAATTCAAGTCCAATCAATTATTTGATGGATTTAAAGGGAAAAAAGATTCTTTACAGAACAATCTTTTTAACTTTTTCAAAAAGAATATGATAACTGCAAACATAGAAAATGTAAGAAGGGTAACAAAGAACCTACTAAAATATTCAAGTAGAATTAAAGAGAGAGTTTGGAATGATATTTTATTTGTAGGAAATGAGGTTAGGGATAGGATAAACAGAGAATTTCCACAAACAGTTTTAACTATTTCAATGAATCCAAATCAATTGAGTTATTCTATAATGGTAGATAATTTAGTAATCTGCGATGTCTCTGGTTTAGTTATTTTAACTGGTGCGGAAAAGAGTTCTGCATACAAGGGTTTGGGTTATTTTGAGAGTTCTGCCGATTTCACAGAATATAGAAGAACTTTAATAGACTATTATTTTAACATTGCTAAAGAGAGGATAAGAAATACAATTCACACAATATTGAAATGAATAGAAAAGATAGGTAAATAGGAGGAAAAAAAGATGGCTATGTCACAAAAAGTTTGGAAGAGAACGGCTTTTGTTAGCATCGCTGCCCTTAGTGGTAATGAAGTTATCCTTCAATCAAAGACTACAAGTCTTGGTTGGTCGGGTGGCTTTGGTGATGTTGAAGGTATAGATGTTTTCTCTGGTAAGATTACAAGTCTTGGTTCAGCAGAAGATATTGAAGTTACTTTGGACGGTATCCCTGTAAGTCATGCAGACTTTGATTGGATTGCTGCAGGACAGACAGCTTCTGGTGCCTTTGGTTCAAGTGGAGTTTCAATTACCTCTTCTACTGAAGAGAGAAAATATAGAGTTACTTTCCTATGGACAAACAAAACAGGAACATTGACAGCTTCAACTTCCCCAATAACTGGGTCAAATGAAGCATATAGACGTTCTTGGGCAGATTGTTATTTGACAAGTCTTGAAGGTTCTCATGATGCTGGAGACAATTTAACAGCAAACATGTCATTCAAAACAACCGCACAAGACGAGAATGGAACAAACAATTGGGCTATTTGGGCTAAAGACACAACTGCAGGAACTCTTTCAGCAGAGAATGCTTACACTTCAAGCACAACTAAATGGTGAAACTAAATAGTGGTAACATTTGATAAGGCAATAGAGGAATTAAGAAATACCAATTTTAAGGTGAAAAAGATAGCTGTTGGTATGTTAAAAGACTTAAAAAAATTGTGCAAAGAGAATTATGGCGATATTTATTGGGTGGGAATCTCTGAATTACTTAAAACCAAAAAAAAGTATGATGAGATTTTTATCCTAATTTCTTCTTTACAAAAACAGATAGACATCTTAAATTCTAAATTAAATGGGGGGGAGGAAAAAATCCTAAAAACTTTTGGAGATGAGTAAAATTAGTTCAGTGACTGGACAATCTAAGATTTATACAATACAAGGGATAGAGTTGGAAATAAAATCTAACTATGTCAATTTAGATGACCTACCAAATTTAATGGCTATCGCAGATATGTCAGAAGAAGCAAATTTGGAAGATAAAAAAGAGAGAGGAAAAATAATGACAGAGTTGGTATTAAAAGTTCTTAAGAAATCTATTCCAGACGCAAGTGACGAAGAATTAAAGGAATTCGGTTTGAGAAATATGAAACAACTTGTGGAAGCAATTGTGGAAATCAGTGGGTTGAAAGATGCAAATAATTGATAACGAAATAGAACAAATGAAAGGTGGGGGAACCCCAAATGTAGTTAGAACTATTAAATATATTTTTGCAAGAGATTTACATATTACCCCAAACGAATTAAAAGAAATGCCCCTATCAGAAGTTTTAGGTTTATTAAAAGAATGGGAAAAAGAACAAAAGGAATTTAAAAAACAAATGAGGAAAGGTAAAAGATAATGGCGGAAGAACAAATAATAATTAGGATTAGAGCAATTGATGAAGCAACAAATGAAATTAATAAAATAGCAAATTCTATAGGAAAATTAAAAATAGATATGCCTAAGATTAATCTTGGGACTACTGCACAGTCATTTAATAAAGTTAGAGTAAATGTTTCCAATTTGAACAAACAGGCAACAGATGCTACAAATAGTTTATTAACTTTAAGGGACATGTCTAATTTTACCGGGCTTTCCATAAGAAAACTGAACCAAGAATTTAGAAATATGAATGTTCGTTTCGTTCAAGGTATTGGTTTTATTGATACTTTTACAGGTAAACAAGTTCAATTTAATCAATCATTAAAACAGGCAACCATACAAGCGAGAAGATTTAAATTTGAGTGGTTAAGTCTTTTATTTGCTGGAATGGCACTTGATAGGGTATTAGGGGGTTTGGTCCAATCACAATTCCAATTATATGGGGTTACCGATTTATTGAGTTCTGCTTGGACAATTGTTTTGGAACCTATAATGAATTTATTGGTCCCTTTAATATACGATTTACTTGACGCATTTATGAATCTTCCCGAAGGAATGAAATTGGCTGTTGGAGGTGCTGTTTTGTTTTTAGCTGTGGTTGGTAAACTTCTTGCACTCGGTGGTCAAGTGGCTTTATTCTTTGGGGGATTGAAATCATTATTACCTGGAGTTTTTTCAGGTGGGATAGCTGGTGCAAAGGGTTTTATTGCAACCATAGCAGGTGTTGGTTCAACAATTCTCATAGTTGCAGGAATAGTAACAGCAGTTGTTGTTGGGATGTATTTGGCTTGGAAAGAAAATTTCTTAAACATGAAAGAAACTGTTGCAAATTTTATAGAAGGGGTGAAACAATTCTTTGGAGGTTTTGTAGATATAATAAAAGGAATTGTAAAAATTGTTACAGCTATTTTTACTGGGGATTTTGATTTATTGATTGCTGGTCTAAAACAAACATTTACCGGACTTTGGAATTTTTTAGTTGGGGGATTTAAGGCGGTAGCAAATTTGATTAAAGGTATATTGACTGGGGTTTTGAAAATTATAGTGAATATAGTTAATTTAATGTTAAAATTTGGTGGAGCCATAGGAAATTTAATAACAGGAAAAGGATTTAATCCATCGGGAGCACCACAAATTCCAAGTTTTCAGACTGGGGGAATTATGCCCCATACAGGATTGGCCTATTTACATGCAGGGGAAAGAATTATCCCAAGGAATGAATCAAGTCAAGTAGTAAACTTTTCACCAAATATAACTATTAATGCTGAAGTTACTTCAGGATATGATGTCAGGAGACTGGCAAGTGAATTAAATGAATATTGGGCATCTGATTTCAGAAGACTTGCCCAAAGTAAAATATGAGTATAATAATAACAAAAACATTACCTTCTTCAAGTTGGTATGGTGGTTCAGGAAGTATAGCAATAACCCTAAGTGCTAATAGGATAATAGTGAATACAAAAAAGAGTTTGATAAAAATTCAGGTTCCAAAAAGTCCAAATTCAGCAGAGAATACTTCTTCTGATACTGGTGTGAATTATGTAAAAGACCTGAAAAAAGTAGAAGATAATATAAAAATTGGGGGAATTTTAACCGATACCAGTGATAAATCTGCATGGAATAAGGCTTGGCAATTGAGGGCTATGTCTGCCGTTGGAGGTCCTGTTACAAGTTTACAAGTAGAAAATTTAACATTTGGAACTGGTTCTCAACAAGCTTACTTGGAAGAATGCACATTTAATACAACCCCAACAGGATTGAAAGACTTAGCAATAAATGAAACATCAAGTAATAGCTTAGGGATAAAAAGAATTGAAGTTGATTTAAGCTTTTACCTTGGTGATGCGAGGTAGGAATGGCCTTAAAAGACAACCTACTTGCATATTATAAGTTAGACGAGACTTCAAGCACAACAGTTTATGATTCTTTTGGGTTAAATCACGGAACAAATTCTGGAGCAACCATTAATCAATCTGGAAAATTGGGAACAGCTTATAGTTTTGATGGAATAAATAATGAAATAAATATCCCACATTCTTCTGATTTTGATGTTGGAAATTCTTGGACTATTTCTTTATGGGCAAATGCTAATGATTGGTACACAAACCAAACTGGTTCTGGTAATTCTTTTCTTTTATTTGGAAAAGAATATGGGAGTAATAAAATCCCATTTGCTATTGGAAAAGATGTTGATACAAGTAGGTTGTTTACAGGTTATTATGATGGAAATTGGAGGAGGGTTCAATTAACTTCAAACCCAACAACAAGTAGTTGGGTTAATTTGGTGGGTGTTAGGGATTCTTCATCCGTTTCATTTTACTTAAATGGTACTGAATCCGTTAGTAATACATTTAATACAAATTCTGCGAATAATTCAGAGATTGTTTTAATTGGTCAAAGGTGGGCTAATGATGGATTTTTTGATGGGAAAATTGATGAAATAGGAATTTGGGGTAGAGCACTAACAAGTGGAGAAATAACTCAACTTTATAATGGGGGTGATGGATTAAGTTATGATAATTTTGGTTTACAGAGTAAATCAGTTTCCGATTCTATTTCACTAAGTGATTCTATTTCAATTTCATTAAGTAGCCAAGAATTAGTTTTGGGCACAAATTGTGGATTAGTCAGTTCTTCACCAAGTGCCAACCCTTCTACGGCTTCCCAATTTACAATAGATAATCGTATTAGGGCTATTAGAGTAACAACAACTGATGCCGTAACTATAACAGAAATAGGTTGGTGGTGTGATAATGCAACACAAGAATCTAATTTTGAAGTTGGGATTTATTCTCACGATTCCTTGAATAACCAACCCGATGAATTAATTTATTCAGATACAACAAATGCAAAGGGGACAGATGCTGGTTGGAAAAAGGTAACTGGATTAAATTTTAGTCTTGAGGCAGCAACAACTTATTGGATTGCTGTCCAAGTAGATAATACCTCCACAGCAACGGATATTGATACTGGGGGGATTGGAGGAGAATATTCTGCGGATGCTTCTTCACAATCTTCCCTCCCATCTGATGGTTCAGGAATTACAAATAATGAGGACATTTATTATGCTATTTATGGGCTTTATACCGATGATGAAACACTTTCTCAATCAATGTCAGATACAATTTCTATTTCTGATAGTCTATCTATAAACAGAAATCCAAAAACATTCAATCAATCAATAGCAGATAGTTTAAACTTAGATGATTCTTTTTCTTCTGGGGTTACCCAAATGTCTTATGCTTCTGGAACAGATTCAATTAGTTTAACAGATACTTTTTATTCTGATGCCATCCAATCATTTGCAATTTCTAAAAGTGATTCTATTGATTTAAGTGATTCTGTGAGTGCTGGAATATATGCCCCTTCCCCAGAGGGAGCAACTAACAAAGATACTATTTATATTAACAATTCTGGAACATGGGTGGAATTTCCTTATTTTGATTATTTTAGAATTAAGAAAATACAAAATCAAATGTCAGAATTTGAAGTTCAAGTATTTGATATTTCAACTGCACAAAAGGATTATTTTAAGGAACAGGCTGAAATTTTATTCTTTTGCGGGGAAAATATGATTCTAAAAGGAAGAATAGAAACAATAGAATACAAATCTGCATATGAAGTTGTAGCAAAAGGGTATGGAATGGAAGTTAAATTATTAGACAAACAATTTATTGTCGGTGGAGATAATCGTGTTCAATACGATAACACTTCAGCACAAACAATCATTTCTACAATAAATAGTGGAATTTTAACAACTACAAGTTCTGGTATTTGGTCGAGTGATTTTGGGAATATTTCTATGCGTTACGAATATGCAAATCGTTTAAATGCACTTGGTAAAACTGCAGAAGCGATTGATTATTATTGGTGGGTAAGTCAGACAAATTCAAATAATTATGATATAGATTATCTAAATGTTGCAAGTAATCAGGGAGAAACCTCTTCACAAAAAACATTTGACTTATCAAATAATGCTTCAGTAATAGAACAGGAAAGGGACACAAGTCAATTAGTTAATTATATTTATGCTCTTGGTTATGGGGATGGTATAAATCAATTATCTACATATGTTTATGCAGCATCAACACAAAGTTCTTTTTTATCGGCAAACATAGCATCAACAAATACAAGTATTCCAGTATCCAACCCTTCAATTTTTAATAATACTGGTTCGGTGAGAATAGCCAAAGAGATTATAACTTATGCGGGAAAAAGTGGAAGTTATTTGACTGGTTCAACAAGAGGAGCAAGTTCCACAACAGCAAAAGCACACAATCAAAACTGTTATATTGAACAATATTTTCCAACCTCTTCTGCACAATCACAAAGTTCAATAGATGTTTATGGAATAAAAGAATACACCTTAATTGATAAATCAATAATAAATGAAGAGACTTTGGAAGTTATCGCTTCTGGTTATCTATCAGACCACAAAGAACCAATCCAAATTATTAAAATACAAAGTGATGACCCTTTAATTGATGCGTCTTTAAATATTGGGGATAACATAACTATCACCTCTTCTGAAGCCAACATCGATGGTTCTTATAGAATAGTAAAACAAGAATTTGAAGATAATTATGGATTTTTAACTATGAAAACAGAAGTATCAAATCGTTCATTAGAATTTATTGAACAAATGAAAAAAAGTAAGGAGGAAGCAGAAAATTCTGCTAAATATATGCAAGGGGCAACAAATATTTATTCCATAAATGAAAGTGAAAATTGTGATGAAAGCCATCCATTAAATATGAAATTTTATATTCCAAGCGATGCAGTCGCAATAAATGAAGTTACATTAAATTTTCAACTTGCAGATTTTAGAGCTTATAATACTGCTAATGAAAGTGAATCAACACACACACATACGATAACCGTTGGTTCTGAACCAGGTTCCGGTTCTTTGGCTGTTGTTGGAATAGCTGGTAGTGGATTATATTCTGCATTTAATACGGGAAGTGTAGCTTCCACAGAATCTGGTTCTGCACATACTCACGGAATTTCTTATGGAATATATGAAGAAACATTAACTGGACCAAGTTTAACATTAAGTGCTGGGCAAGATGGGTTGGAAAGCAATGTTGGAACATATACAACATCAGCAAATTCGATAGATTTATCAAGTTATGTTACTACAAGTGGTTGGCATAATATTAAATTTGAACCAAATAAAAGGATGAGGATTGAGGCTGATGCTTTTGTAAAAATCTTCATACAGAGTAAATAAAATGGCAGTAACTTATATAAGTACATTGAATATTAATGGGAGTGGACTTGGTGAATTATATGTAAATGGAGATGTAAATATTTCTGGAACTGTTTGTGCTGGGTGTTTTTGTGGTCCAGGTTCTGGTGGGGGAACAGGAAGCTCTATGTGGGTTGATGGAACAGACCCTTTTATAGTCCCTTGTAATTCTTGTGGAATTTGCATTGGTTGTTTGGCTATGACTGGGGACGTGTGGTCCAACAACACCTCGCTTGGGGTTGCGAGTAGTCCTGGGGCTTTTGACGATGTTAATGCTGCCTGTGGTATGTTTACAACTTGTTTAAACACCCCCGTTGTATGCGGAACGAATTGTGTCAGAAGCCCCATTGTTTGCGGAACAAGTTGCTTAAGGGGGGCAACTGTTTGTGTAACTTCTTGTATAGATGGTGGAGCTTCATACGCCTCACTTGCTGGATTAAATGTTGGGGGTTCTTCTGCTTGTGTCTTTTATGTTTCTGGGAATGGAATTTATTCAGGAACTTTAGACATTACTTATTTAGATGGAACTTGTGTTTGTGCAAGTAGGAGGTTAAGACTTCCGGTTGGAACTAATTGTTATTAAATGGGAGAAAAATGTAATTGTGTTTGGATTGCGAAGGGGGTGAAGGGGACAAGCGGAGGCTATATCTC